ACTCAAAGGACGTCGTTTTGTCACTATGCAGGAGCCTGATGAAAAGATTGCTCTTAACACTGGACTCATGAAAGAGATTTCATCGTGCGAAAAGATGTATGCTCGCGACCTATTTAAGTCAGGATGTGAGTTCGAGGTTCAGGCCAAGTTTCATCTAGCATGCAATGAGAAGCCCGAAATCAATACTACGGATGGCGGCACGTGGCGTCGTCTCGTTGTTGTAAACTATACGTCAAAGTTCGTAGATAAACCTTGCGAGCCTCATCATTTCCCAATTGATGAGTCTATTCAGCATCTAGTGACATCTAAGGAATGGGCCACACCCTTCCTAACATATCTAGTAACACTTCTTAAGGAAGGTTCTGGATTTCACAAACTACCAACTCCTTCTAAGGTTCTTGAGTATACTTCCGAGTATCGCAATGACACTGATGGTATTGCGAAGTTTATTTCTGAGAAAATTGCTGACCTTCCGGCCGATGAGCCTATCATCCCAGTACTCAAGGCACAGCTTCAGTCTATGTTCAAGAAGTGGAAGATGGATAATGAAAATCTAGCCTTATCTGTAGCCGACCTAGTTAAGCGGATTACAGAGAAGTATGGCAAATATCCTGCAGGTGGTTGGATGAATTTTAAGCTATCCGATTAATGCTTACGTGAATGGCGCTTGCGGTGACGTCTAGTTTTTCTCTTGCGCCCTCCAAGAAGAGGACGTCCGTCAGCAGCGACTCCTCCTGGTGCAACACCAGACACTTTCTCAACAACATAATTAACTGGTGCAGCTACTGGGGCAGCGGCCTGTGCCATCTGAGCAGGAGGCTGAGAAGCAGGCTTTGAAAGACCTAACATTTCAAATAGCGATGCTCCACCTCTACGTCTGTGTCTAGTTCGTTTCACCATTTATATCATACACAGAATTTAACGACGACCAGCAATGGGAACATAGTCTCGGAGGTAAGGAAGGAGAAACGAAATAAGCGTGAATCCAATTACCATATCTACAACGGCGACAAGAACATTGCCCACGTTTATCTTGAGTCCTCCCAGTTGAATAACCATCTTCGACGAATTGCCTTCAGACGTTGCAAGAGGTGATAGTAGAGGAAGGAGAACATCACGAATTAGAGCCTCGAAGAAGTTATGTAGCAGAAACCCGACGTATACTCCTATGCCACCAATCAAGACCTGATTTTCGACTGCCATTTAATTCTTTTACCAGAAAAGAATAATGGATGTCTCTTTTTGGGGACCATCGGGTTGGCAATTATTTCATTTAATAGCAGCAGAAGGCGGCAAAGATGTCCTCGATATAATGCCGGATGTTTTGCCGTGCAAGTACTGTCGCAAATCTGCGCGTCAGTTTAGACGAGAAGACCCCCCTCACGGCGACTTACAACAATGGCTGTATACATTTCATAATAAGGTAAATAACAAGCTGTATAAGCAGAGTTTAACTAACCCAAGTTGTTATCCACCTCAAACCGCACCACCCTTTGAAGAAATCCAGAATCGTTACAAACAATTATTGAATAGCAACCCAAATGAAATACCAGGGCGCGACTTCTTATACAGCATGGCATACAATTACGAACCTCGGCATCGCAGATTTCATGAGATATTCTGGAAAGCATTAGTAATCTCATTCCCATTTGAAAAATATAGAAAGCATATTTCTATACCAGACCTATCTTCAAACATAGCATATCTGGATTCAGTCCATGCGATGTTCTCAAAAATGAAGACACAGAAGTCAATTCAAAGCATAAGACAACAATTAGCATATTATAAGGCTGGGTGTAAGGCTCCTACTTATAAAGGAAAAACGTGTAAGAAAATTGGTACAGGGTATACTAAACAACGAGACCGGAAGAAGACGTATCGTTTGACTCACTCACGCCTACTTTAGACTTGTAATGAGGGACGTGCCAGTCTGCCATTGGCGTCATACATAGATGACACTTTCCAGATAAAAATGGGTTAGGGTAATTAAACGTAGAATCCCAACAAGTACGACACAGCTGAGTATCTAGACAAGGAGTCCATGTAAGAGGTTGTTCAAGCAGACATACTGCACACTCGCCGACTGGCTGCATTTTTAGTTCTATGGTCCGACAGTTTAAATGCCAGTCTTACATGTTTCTGTGAGTATTCACCCTTACGAGCCTTCTCTTTAGGGTCTTTCTTGATTTCACGTCGTGTCTTTGGGTCTTCCATTTTTTGATTTCTGTATCACTTGTATAATAATTCCATTTTAAAGGTCTCAAACTAGAATGTTTAAAATGACCTGTCCAATCTGTTGTGATGATATGGATATGCTTGACTACAAAGATGAACGAGCAGGTACAGAAACTTGTTTTAAACTTGATTGCGAACATGCCTTTCATACGAAATGTATAGTTCAGTTCCTGACTCGTACAGAACATAAGTGTCCATCATGTAATCAGCATAAGACACCAGAACAACAAATTGAACGTGCTGGAGTAATTCGTAATCTTCTTAATGAAATCAAAAAGGATGAAAGAGTCAAGATAGCAAAGGCTGAGTTTATTAGTGCAACTACCGAATATAAATCGGTGATACATCAAATTAAACAAGAAGCGCGTGAATGGGCTCACGCAAGGTCAAAAGAACTACAAATTAATAAATTTAAGTCTTATTGGCTATCCAGTGTGACAGCAGTTAAAACAGCGGCTAAAGAAGTTGCTGCTGAGAAAGGGTTTAAATATACAGGTGCCTTAAACGCCGATGATAGGACAAACCAGCGATACGGTATGAAATTAGCGGAACAGGTTATTTTTGGAAAAACATCATCGTACAATGACTGGAGATTAAAAAATCCGCGTATTTGGGCTAGACTTTAAATCAACTTGATTACAAATGGAGTGGCTTCTTCCAATTGTTATGGGAACGACAGCATTCGCTTACGTTCACATATTCAATCACACAATGAAATTATACAATGAATCTGGATATACTCTCACTTGGGCGGAACTCGTAGAAAAAAACGTCAGCCTTGTTAGCGGGTAATTAATTGAACCCGTTGATGATTTCCTTGTAGTAGCGAAGCATCTCGCGCAGGTTCTTGATGCACTGCTTGTCGTAGGCGGTCTGCTTGATGCGCCTGACGGACGCCATGTACTTCAAGTACTCGCTGCGCGCGGCCGAGTAGTCTGCCAAGGCGGCGGAGTACGAGTTGCGGTTGGGCGGCGGCGACGGGGAGCGCCGGCGCTTGGCAGCGAGCGGCACAGAAAACGTCACGGCAGCGGAGACCTCCGGCGGGAGGTCGAGCAAAATGGCGATGTTGGGGGGAAAGAAATCGAACGCGCTTGCGAACGCCATTTCTGTCGGGGAGAACAGCCATCATTCTGTATTTTTCATATCCATTTTTAATGCAAAAAGATATCAATCAGAATGCGAGGAGAATCGCCTGGTTGGCAAAGAAGACGCCAGCCTCGGCGACCGCTACCGCAGCGATGTAGGTCTTAACCATGGTCATTGCGTTCACAAGCGGGTCACGCTTTCTGCGGGAAGTTCCGCGAAGGGCCTTCTTAAGGCTTGCGAGGATGGTCTTCTCGGTGGAGAGGCGGCGCTTTGCGAACTCCAATTCTTCCTCCGCCTGAGCAAGCTCATAGTGCAGCTTGCTCCAGCTTCCAAGAAGGTTGCAGGGCGGCTCCGGCGGCATGATAGGGTTGTGGGAGCGCCAGTTAAAGGTGTTAGAGGCCATATTAGCCTGGGGTATAATGGCTAGGTTAATATAGATTAAAAATCCATTTTACAGGTTAAACTTCTTCTTGAATGAATTAATACTAGCTCTTAAAGACGGCTTATTCCACGTTATCCATCTAGAAAGAGCACCAGGAGTATCAGGTTTATTCCATGACTCTCCCATATTCCCGTGCCGCTTTAGATACCGTGCTTTACGAGTCTTGTCTTTATGAATTGTATAGTCAGACATTCCTGCCGCGCCAAAGGAAACAACCTTTTCTTTGCCGTCGTCTTTCACGAATACAGCATCCCATTTCTTTTCAGGCTTGTGAGACCTGCGAACGGTTTTCAGTTTCATTTGTATTAACAAAAGATAAATGGAGGAGTGGAATACATTAGTTAGAACCTTAGAAGACGAGCAAGAAGACCCGCGTACTTTTCAGAAGGTAGCGAAATCAATCTTTCAGTGGCTGACAACGCATAAGATTAAGGATATGCGCAAGTTTGAACAACGTCTAGGAACAGAATACGAACAAATGGTAGACGACCTCGAAAACCCACTGTTAAAAGATTTATTAAATAATGACGAGTTCTTTGAATTATCACTCGAACTAAAGAAAAAGTATAAATCTTAATATAAAATGACCAAGGGTGGATTCGTTGCCGAATATCTCGCTATGAAGCATGCTAAAAATGGCAAGGAACTCGTTTTTAGCCTAGTATATTACTATGTTGCATTATCTCTTTTAGGAATGTACTGGTCGGTTGTTCTATATGCAATCTTTATGGCTACGACTGCTCTTGATACGCTAGTTATCGGAGTTGCGAACATCCCCGACCTTGGTGTAGATAAGCGCTATGTTGCTGGATTCCTAATCTTAACATCATATGTCGCTGTACTCTATTTCTTCGGATTCAGTCTTCTTCACCTACTTCTCGGACCCGTCGTATATCTTTTAGGTTAAAGAAAAACTGTGTCCTTTCGTACAAGAAAAACTATGTCCTTTCGTACAAGAAAAACGAATCCATCTAAAGACTATCCACACTATTATAAAGAATGGGTGACACTATTATCGGAGTCCAATTTGGAATCGCCAACCCTGATGACATCACGTCACGCAGCGTTGTTGAAGTAAAGACTGATAAGACCTATCAGAGCAACACACCCGTTCCAGGAGGTGTCTTTGATTCTCGCTTTGGTGTGACTGAACACGGAAAGGTCTGCCCTACATGTAAGCAGACTAATCTACTCTGTCCGGGTCACTTCGGACATATCCGACTGGCGCGACCCGTCTATCTCTACCAATTCATCGATGTAGTTCAGAAACTCCTTGCAGTCGTCTGCCTGGCTTGCTCTAACCCATATCTACCTGATGAAGAACTAGACAAGATTGCTCTAACTGCCAAGGGAGTTGAGCGCTTCGATGTAGTACGCGAGGCCACAACCTACTACAAGACTCATGAACTCAAACAGGTAAATGCCTGCGTCCACTGTGGCGCTCGCACTATCAAAAAGGTTTCAAAGAAGGAGGGTTCTGTCGCCTCTCTAGAGGCAGAAACCTATGAGGAGGGTGCAGACAAGATTCCTCTTCAGCCTGAAATGGTACTTCGCTGCTTCCAGCGTATCACGAATGACCACGTAACTCTTCTTGGGTTTAATCCCAAGTTCTCTCGTCCCGACTGGATGATTTGTACGGTACTGGCTGTTCCTCCTCTGACGGTTCGCCCATCAGTTGTTATGGAAGATAATCAGCGTATGGAAGATGACTTAACTCACAAACTCATCACTATCGTTCGTCAGAATACCAAGCTTCGCGAAAAGATTGATAAGGGTGAGAACGTAGATATCATTGATAACCTAACGAAACTACTTCAGTTTGATGTAGCAACATACGTAGATAATGATATCAAAGGCCTTCCTCCGGCCGCGCAGCGCTCTGGGCGTCCTCTCAAGACTCTGAAGTCTCGTCTAGGCGCCAAGACAGGCCGCGTACGTGGTAACCTAATGGGAAAGCGCGTTGACTTTTCAGCACGTTCAGTTATTACTCCCGACCCAAACATCGATGTAGATGAACTTGGTGTTCCTGAAGAAATTGCCATGAATCTAACCTTCCCAGAAATGGTAACTCCCTACAATCGTGACCGTCTGATGCATGCCATCAAGAATGGTCCGACAAAGTATCCAGGTGCCAAGAACATCGAACTTCGTGATGAAAAGCGTACTGTACGCCTAGGCTACATCAATCGCGAGGCACTCGATATCAAGGAAGGCGATATTGTTCACCGGCATCTAGTAGATGGTGATGTTGTTCTATTCAACCGCCAGCCATCTCTTCACAAGGCGTCTATGATGTGCCATCGTATTCGTGTTCTTCCTCATTCCACGTTCCGTCTGAACGTTTCAGCAACTAAGCCTTACAATGCCGATTTTGACGGTGATGAGATGAACATGCACGTTCCCCAGAGCATTGCAGCAGCAACTGAACTAAAGGTTATCGCAACTCTTCTTCGTCAAATCATTTCACCTCGCAATTCAAGCCCAATTATTGCAGTGTTCCAAGACAGCCTAACAGGCGCCTATCGCATCTCACAGCCAGATGTTACAATTCCAGAACACATCGCTATGAATATCCTAGGCCGTACTCCTCGTTCTGTAAAACAGTTCAAACGAATGGACCTTCCCATGGCGGGCGCAGATGTTGTTTCACACGCATTTCCCTTCATGAACTTCAAGGGAAAGGTAACCATTGAGAACGGACAACTCATAAAGGGTGTTCTAGCAGACTCAGATGAAAATAATACCATCCGCCCTCTAGTTCATAATATCTATAATGAGTTCGGCCCTGAGCGCTGTGGCCAGTTCATCAATGCTCTCCAGAACATTGTTACCAAATACAACATGTTTTCAGGTTTCTCCACTGGCCCCTCCGACCTAATCGCATCAGTTAAGGCTTACGAGGCTATTAACGAAACAATCGCCAAGGGAAAGCAAGAAATTACTGACATCATGTCTAGTATGCATGCTGGTCGTTTTCAGAACACCAACGGCCGTGCGGATGGTGAGGAGCTCGAAAACAACGTAATGTCTGCAATTCGCGAACTCAACAGCAAGGTAAATACTCTAGTAGTTGATGACCTGCCAGCGAGCAATCGAATGATTATCATGTCTGATAAAGGTGCCAACTCAAAGGGTAAGGCAGACCCGAATCTTATGCAGATGATTGCATCTCTAGGTCAGCAGATGGTTGACGGCAAGCGCATCCAGTACACAATGGATGGCCGTACGCTTCCACACTTCCCAAAGTATGATGATGGCCTGGAGTCTCGTGGTTTTGTAGAGAATTCCTTCATTTCTGGAATTCGTCCTGCTGAGTTCTTCTTCCACGCTATGGGTGGACGCGAAGGTCTTATTGATACGGCTGTTAAGACTTCCGATACTGGCTATATCCAGCGCCGCCTAGTGAAACTTATGGAAGATATTCACGTAGCACAGGACCGCACTGTACGTGATATCAACGGTTCCATTGTTCAGTTTGCGTATGGTGAGGATGGTATCGACGCTGTAGGTATTGAAAAGCAGGAATGTGAGCTAGGCCTGATGACCATGGAAGAAGTATATGCTCGCTTTGCTGCAACTAAGGATGATTTCAAGGTTGTCTCACCAGAGTCAGAAGACGGTGATATGGTCGACGAAATTCTTGCCGACCGTACCATGATTGTCAAGCACGTTATTCGGTACGTTAAGAAGACAGATGTTCGTGCTCCAGTCAATCTCCGCAATATTGTCGACAAGTTTCACAATCCCTATCTGCTAAAGACTGACCTAACGCCAGCACATGTAGTATCAGAACTCACCAAGCTCTGCCATTCATCGTATATGGCTGACCACAAATTGTTTCATGCTCTTCTTCGTTATTACCTAGCACCCAAGCAGTCAATCATTGTTCATCGCTTTACGGTTGCTATCTTCGATGAGGTCATTCGTGAGATTAAGTACAAGTATAAAAAGGCACTTGTAGACCCCGGTGAAATGGTTGGTCCACTTGCTGCCCAATCCATTGGTGAGCCTACGACTCAGCTTACCCTGAATACCTTCCACACGGCTGGTACTGCGAAGGCTAACGCTACTCAGGGTGTTCCACGCATTCAGGAACTTCTGTCCGTCTCACAGAACCCTAAGAATCCTTCTAATCTTATCTTCCTAGTTCCTTCAATGGCCGAGTCTCACCAGAGCGCTATCTCAAGCATGAAGGAAATTCAGAAGACAACTCTTCGCGATATCACGAAGGCTGTGCGTATCTATTATGACCCGAATCCTCTTTCATCAAATACTCTAGTTCAGGAAGACCGAGAGATTCTAGCATCCTACGAAAAGTTTAGTCTTCTCCACGGACAGAACTGTACGTCACCTTGGGTTGTGCGTCTAGAACTAGATGCTAATCAGATGATGTCTCGCAACATCCTAGATATGACTAAGATTCGCATGAAGATTGAGGCTAACAAGGTTCTTCGTGTATTCGAGTGTGTTCACACCGATACTAATGCGCCTGGTAAGATGGTTATGCGGATTGTGTTTGCGGCCGATGCTGTGAAGAATGCTCTTTCCCTCCGATTTATCGAAGATAAGCTTCTAGATACCATTCTGACTGGCATTGATGGTATTGGCCGTGTATTTCCTCGTGAGAAGAAGGATGAGATTGTATACGATGAGCGTGTAGGTGGTTACGTACCACTGAAGCAGTGGGTTCTCGATTCAGAGGGTACTAACCTTCTAGACCTATTCATTCAGCCGAATGTAGACCCAACTCGTACGTTCTCAAATGATATTCACGAGATTCTTGATGTGTTTGGCATCGAGACGGCTCGTATGGCGCTATATGACGAACTAACGGATGTATTCGGAGATGGTAAGATTAACTATCGCCACCCATGCGTTCTAATTGATTCTATGACCTACCATGGCTACCTGATTGCTATTGACCGGTTTGGCATGAATAAGCTAGAAAATGGTGTTCTTGCTAAGTCGTCTTTCGAGATGACCTCGAAGGTTCTATTCGATGCTGCAGTTGCTGGCGAGTTTGATACAATGCGTGGTGTGTCAGCCAATATCATGTTCGGTCAGAAGCCGCCATGTGGTACTGGATTTGTAGACCTTCTTATTGATGAGTCTCGGTTCCCAGAAGGTCATGAGGAGATTGACACAGAAGATGTTGAACTTGCTCATGCGAATGCTCTAGTAGATGAAGAAATCAGAAAGGACGAGAAGGCAGGCCAGTGCCGTATGGATGATATCGTAATGGCTTGGTAAATTATAGGTTATTTAATTTTACAGGTAGCCCGTGACCAAATAATAACATGTAAACTAATGAAACTGCATATAATAAAATGCTTCTACGTTCAGCTACGAAATAGGATTGCTTTAGTCCAAATACCATAACAACAAATCCTAACAGCCCAATTACTAGTGAATGAACTACCATCATCCAATGCGACTCCATTTTATTTAAATATAACGAAAATAATTATCATAATGGAAGATTCAATTGTTAAAAGTGTCATCGAGTCGTTTAAGCAGCGCTCAGATGCCGGTATTCAGAAATATGGAAAAACGTTGGACAGAAATGACCTAACGTTTTTACAGTGGATTCAGCATGCACAGGAAGAAATGATGGATGGAATTTTGTACCTTGAAAAGATGAAGAAGGTTATGACAGTCTCAGATAACCCGCTTAGTTCGAGTAAGCAAGACCACCCATACCAGACATAATGCGAAGGACGTTGTAGTTGATGGCGTAAACGCGCACGTCCCAGTTGTCGTAGTCGGGCGACTTTCTAAAGTCGGGAGCATCTGCAGTTCCTATCGCAGTATTAGATGTAGCTGACGTTCCAACACCCGCCATATTCATCACGATTGTGGCAGTGTCGATGCGTGAGAAGTTGCATGTTCCAGAGGGTTGGTGTTCCTCCGGACGAATCGCGAATGAATAACCGTAGCATCCTAGGCCAGCGAAAATACCTGAATGGTGCTGGTATTGCTGGACGCGGTTAAAGTAGTCACCATAGCGACGGTCCATACGGTCCTGACCGTTAATTTGAATCCACTGCTCAAAAACTGGGTCAATATCATATGTAAAGGGTTGCAGACGGTAAACACCGGTTTCAGGATTATAGGGTGCTCCTGCTGCAATGCGACAGTTCGTGTACTCAGAAGGCTGAACGACCCAGATGAGTTCTTTGACAGGGTGGTTGAATGTCAGGTCAATTCTGTTATTGGCTCCGACAATTCCCTTATCTTCATTGTACTGTGTCTGCTCGATGAGGTATTCGTGGCTCGCCTGGGCCATACGACGACGCTCTTCCGTATCAAGATAGATATAATCGATATATAACGCCGTCTGAATTGCGGAGGGCAGGGACCCTATCCCAGGCATGTTCACTGTATCCACAGTTACGGTACTTGCGGTATAATTTCCAGCAATTAACTGAGGCTCATTCCATAGAATATTAATCTTGACCTCGTGGTACTGGAGTGCAATCAGAGGAAGAGCGGCTCCAGGATTGCGGGTAAAGAAGAAGGGAAGTGGGATATAAAGAATATTGGGATGAAGCTGACGACCATCGGCTCCACATCCTAGACCGTTAGTTAATCGTGTTGCACCCGAGGCATCTTTCGCACACGGTTTAGAAAGAAGATTATTAAGCTTTAGAATACCTGTGTAATCAGTTGTTAGTCTTCCCCAGATAAACATGAACTCGCCATACATACGGTCGATGACTTGACCACCAATATCAAGTTCCGCATATCTGATAAGATTATAGCCAAGAGAATTCTGGTCATTATTCCAGTAGTAGTCGACGGTCGCGCCTGTTGAGTCTACTATTGTTCTCGGAAGCGATACTTCAACATAGGTTGAAAATAGTAAGTCAGCGTGGCGACCAATGAGGGCGGTCTGCTTCGTGCCCCACTGCGTCTGTCCTGAAAAGTTAATACGAAACGGCTCCATGGCGAAATTAGTATGGCGCTTGAACAACCCCTTCCAGAACGTAATCTGGGGATTCCCAGTAATGTATGCGTCCTGTGCTCCGTATGCAACAAGTTGAAGTAATCCGCCACCCATTTGTCTTTATGTATTACTTATAATCATTTTTTCTAACGACGGCGGTTGGCGCGACGACGACGCGTACGACGACGACCTCCCATAACAGCCGCAGGGGCTTCGACGGGCTTCTCGGCGGGCTTTTCCTCATTGTTGGACTCAGATTCTTCAGCACCGCCACTCTTCTTCTTGTAGTCCTTTCTCGCCTCCATTATAACCTTCTTAAGGCCATCACCCTTCTTATATGTGCCGTTCTTCTTCATGCGCTTCATCGTCGACTTAACATGCATAATCCACTTATTAGCCATTTTATATAAACGCGTAGAGGATTTATTAGAACCACTAGATAACTATAGACTTATCCCCTGTTAAAGGATTTGAATCATAAATTGGAGACGTCTGTGCCATCGGCTGAAATGAAACTGCGGGGTCAGGAAGAACAGGGTCCTTAGCCTCGACTACTTTGTGTCTCAATTCCTCAGGTTTTAGTATAACACTCCCCTGTTGGAACTGACCTATATTGATTTCCATCATATCATCTAATGAACCATAATTCATCAGATTCCACTGGCAACCATATGAGAATAAGATAGTCGGATTATTATTTCGAAGGTCTGGGTCTGGCTCTGGAACAACCATCGTAATGTGTTGACGATTTGCCTCGATTAGTTCTTCATTATCGTATGGTTGAGATGCCTGCATGTATGTCAGTCTCCGAAGATTAGAGGTATTCCATGAAAGGTTAACTAATTCTTCAAAAATAGTATGCTTGATTTCTCCACCAGAAACTATAACAACCTTACCGGCAAGATTACAAATAGGCTCTAAAGCTAGATTCTTTTTGTGATACGAAAACTCTCTTCCAAGAAGGTATCTTCCTAGTGTATCTTTTAAAATTTGAGCGCAAGCATCTAGTACAAGTGTCTTATTTGTGTGAAAGACTATGCTCAGGATAAATGGGTCACTGGTAAGAGCAGTATCTACAGTATTGAATGCTGTGTTTCCAATCGCGATACAGCACTTTTCGAATGATACTGAGTTCTTTGCATAATCAAATCCAACCTTCTCATTCTTTAGTCCAACGACTGGCTTATCGTCTTCTCCAGCGTATACATCGACTTCTACTAAACGAGCGCCGGCCTTAATAACGAGAGGGATGACGCTATCTGAAACATAGTCAAATGTATATGTGCTTGGGAAAACAGAATAGGCAGAAGATGCGATATAATAGTCGCAAAGAGTTGTATTGTCTCCTGTAGGACATCCTAGTGGAGTTAACTGCATTACCTTCGGGTATGTTGCCATTCTAGATTTAGCACGAAGCATAGTAGCCGTACTATTCCCCCCCACATATGGGATGAACACAAAATAAACGATAAAAAACAGAACAACAAATGCCCCAAAAATTAGATACATCGTGTACTGTTCTTTGGAGTATGGGTATTCCATTTGTTAACTCCTTTTAAAAAGAAGACGCCGAAAGATATTTACTGCCTCATCTGGAACTTTCTCGTCCATTGGAATTTCGAGTAAGCAGCAATAGTGAAAGTACAAGCAATACATGCCACATTCAGTATCCTTGAACTGATGGCGAGTAGTATTGTATGATGTCAGCATCGGCTTATCGTGAACTCCAGTTTCGGCCCATTGGTCTTTCCAGCGCTTCATCAGCACCTGAATCTCCTTTTCGGGCTTACGGGAATAAGAATCGAAATAAGTGATACGAGGCTCCTCTAGTTCAGGACGAAGGTCGCAAAATAAGGCTACCCAGTGCTGCCCTGGACCAGTGTGAATGTCAGTATTGAAGACGATTCCAACCTGTGTCTTACCTCTCTTGTATAATGCTCGAATGTCGATAGAACACAATGCACTCACGAGACATTTTCCTGTTTCTGATTTCAAATCAAAGTCAATTGGAATACATCCTAGGAAGGAATAGTTCTCAAAGAGTCTGCAGTACTCTTTTTCTACCTTCTCTATGTCATCTGACGATAACCATTCTGTAGGCTTATTAATCCACGAATCAGGCGCCTTAGGACGATTTATCATATGCGCTACGATACACTCAGACCGACCTGTTTGACACTTAGAATGAAAGCGTTGTTTTAAACGATTCCAGATTTCATCCGTTGACCCAGGGGCTATAGGAGTCTCTCTAGGGTGTTCGGAATTGTAAATAACTCTAAGGTGTTCTATTTCTTCCTTGCCGAACATTTGTATTAAAACGGATTCTAAAATTACAGAAATTAGGCTCTTTAGACATCATATGTCTGGTTCCTTTGAAGTTTAAGGGAACGTATAAGGTTCACCTCAAGCGTATCGTATCGCTTAAGGAATGAAAGTACGTTCTCTTCTTCGGATAACGTTCTGGTATTATGAAAAGTTTCGAGCAGACGAGTAGCTGCCACCTGTTAAGTGGTGGCTGTGAAGACTGATATGGAGATGACCACGAGTCATCACGCCTGATGCGGAATATTGCATTCAGGTTCTATGGAAGATACATCTATAGAGAAGGAAAGACAAGTATATCCTAGATATATGCGTCGTAGACATGGCTAAAGTCATGATATTTGTTACAGCGCACACGGCTGTAGACAGGGAAGGTATGTTAACAGAATGCCAATGACCGATATATTAAGGTCTGAAAAAGGAGGTGCCAACAATTGGGGCATCACAGTATTATGCGAGGGAACGGGGCATAATATCTCAGAGGCACCGAGAGGTATTTTTGAGTAAAAATGGATTTGATTTAATCTAGTTTTTAGTAGTTAAAATCAAAATGCCCAACAACAAGGTTCACCTGACTTACAAGGCTCTCCAGGCGGTTCAACGCCACGACGGGGAGGCTTTTATGCCGGGGGGCTACGTGTATCAGTACATGCTACCTGCGAGGGTGCAGCCGGCCAACTCAATCATGCACAAGTCCATTGTGGACCGCATGAAGGATGGCAAGCCGCCCGGCATGGTCATCTACCTGGGTAAGTAAAAATGGAAACATTTTTCATTTAAAATAAGAGGATAACAAAATGGCGGACTCACAGCCTAAAAGAAAGCGCTCACCGCCTGCCTCTCCGTTATGTGAAGGCATGGTGGCACCCGCCGCAAAAAAACCCGTTCCCGAACCAGAGTGCTTCGGGTGCAAGCACGGAAAGGCCTCGCAAAAACACCACATGTATGAAAGTGGTTGCATGAGCCCCAAGAACATCGAGAAGATGCTCGAGAAGTGAAAACGGATTTTTACTCTGGAACTTTACATCTACTAAAACAAGATGGCTGCCGAGGATGTACAAAACCTTCGCGCTGCTGTCGGCCGCTACCGAGTCGTCGATGACCAAATCCGCAACCTAAATAAGCAGGTATATCCTCTGCGCGAACAGCGTAAGATTTCCGAGCTAGAGATTGTAGATATCCTTCGTCAGCCCGAGTATTCGGCATACACGAAGCTCGACATTCGCGAGGATGGTTCGAGTATCAAAATCAAGAAGCCTCAGACGTGGAAAGCGCCATGGTCTCTCTCTAAGAACGACATGCTAAATCTCATTCGTCAGTATTTTGGAACCACGCAGGCTCCGAATGCAGACGATTGTTACAATTTCATCGTTCGTAATCATGAGCGCACTCTCATTCGTGACACGTTCTCGATTGAGCGTGTCATTTCTGAGGCAGATTGAAAATGGACTTTGACATTCAAAGTCTTTTTACCTTAAAGAATGGAACAGTACAATCCTTTCAATCTAAAGAATCGGATGTTTAGCCAGAAGGATATACATCTGATTTTGCAAAAACACAACTGCTCTCATAAGGTTAAAAATACTGAAATTTTCCAGAATGCCATGATTCATTCATCATACGTGAAACGCACAGAGTACACAACTCCAACAGGAGAAACAGCACAGCTAGCAGACCGTCCAGCAGATTGTCTAGATTTATTTCCAGAATCATACGAAAGACTAGAACATCTCGGAGACTCTATTCTGGGAGCAGCAACAGCAACCTATCTTTCTATTCGATTCCCAGTACAGCAGGAAGGATTTCTTACCAACCTGCGCAAGGAAATTGTATGTAATAATATGTTAGGTGAATTGACTCAAAAGATTGGTCTAAATCAGTATTATGTTATTTCTCGTCATAATGAAGATGCTTGTAATGGGAGATACAATGTTAAGAAGTTGGGTGATATTCTTGAAGCATTCATTGGAGCCTTATGGATTGATTCTGAGTATAATTTCCAGATAGTATACTCATTTGTAGTTTCATTGATTGAAATCTATATTGACATTCCAGGTCTATTGAGAAATGATACAAACTTTAAAGACCAGCTACAGAAACTATGCCAAACTAAATTTCATTATACACCGACGTATAAGATGGTATCATCTGGCACTGGTTATACGATGGCTGCGCTTGATGGTAAGGGAAAACAAATTGGTGTTGGGACAGGAACAACTAAGAAGCAGGGAGAACAACTTGCTGCGCAAGATGCACTAAAAAGTCTAAAAAATGGATTTTAAGATTATAGAAAAACAGTCTCTACATCCCGCCGCTATGGACTCCGCCTTGGCCAGTGCCGTCACCGCCTTTGCCGATGCCATCGAGTACTTGGAGGCGCTCCGCAAGGAGCGCATGGCCGCGCACACCCCCGAAGCCCTAAAGGACATCATCGAGCGCTACGCCATTGCTCAGAACGAAGCCGGCTTTGCCGCCCGCCGCGTCGAAACCGCCATGGCTATGCGCCAGCCCGCGGCCCTCGGTTAGCCCACCTTTAAACGGCTTTTTCAATTAAAATGGATTCTTCATTTATAGAAAAACAGTCTCTACATCCCCAGACGAAGATGACCGGCGCCACTACCGCGTTTGTGCTCGTC